GGTGAAATCTTTAAGTATTTGATTTCAGATCTTCCCCTCGATCAACGAGAGGTAGCCATGGCCGTTCTAGGCCCACACGCGCTCCATTACCCTTGTGAGGGTAGGCCCGGTGTTCAGTTTAAAGGTGTGATGCAGAACGGACAGCTCATGGGCTCCGTTTTGTCCTTCCCTATCCTTTGTCTAGCAAACTTAGGAGTTTACCTCGAGACTACGCGCACTTTGCACGCGCAGCTCGGTTGGTCACACAAGGAGCGTCTTTCGCATGTGTTGATCAACGGTGACGATATGGTCTATGCTGCCCCCTTGGAGCTATGGCAACGTCACATAAAGATTGGGAATGAAGTAGGTCTTGAGATGAGTGTTGGAAAAGCATATCATCATCGCGCTTATCTGAATGTGAATAGCACTAGTATTCACTTCGACCTTCGGGATCCTATCCCGCTAGGTATAATGCCCTCTGGGGATCTCTTTGATACCCCTAGAACAGATAGCGTCTCGCCCTGGCAAATTAACTTCCTAAATGTTGGACTTTTCTTTGGTCAACATAAGGTGCAGGGTCGCGCTGGAGAACAGGACGAGAGTCCCTCCGGCGGTGGTGATTTAGCTGCCTCCCATCATGAAGATGTGAGCTGTGTGGAGAACATCAATTCGGTTCTCGCAGGGTCGCTGCCTGATCGGCAGTGTGACCTCCTCAGACGTTTTCTCAATTACAATAAGGAGAACGTGCAGAAGCAAACAGGAAGGCTCTTTAATGTCGATGGACAGAAGAGTCTTAGATCTAGAAATTTGTTCTTACCTGTGCAAGCCGGCGGTTTTGGCGTGATCGCCCCGCTCGGCTGGAGATTCAAGATCTCCTACAACGATAGAGTTGTTGCGACAGAGAAAATTCTTTCCTGTTCTGCTATGAAGTCCTTTGGACGACCTTTACCAGGCTACGAACTTGAGTCGATACCAGATTCGTTTGAGACTAAGCCTTGGAAACGCACATGCTCCGATGTGGACAAAGATTCGATGATGTCAATCTTTGGTGCGTATAAATGTCCGAAGAGATTAATGCACGTGCCTGTCTCCTATTGGGAAGATGTCAGGTCACTGAGGCTTTGAGGATGCGTAAGTGCCCTCTCTTAGGTTGCTGTTCCTAAGTTTCCAGGACCCGGTCAAGTCGTTAAACTGACCATTGGGTTCTTATGTTTATGCCCCAAAACGTTGCCGTTCTCATATATTGAGTAAGAATGGATTGTTTATGTCTCCCAGCGAGGTGCTATGCTGGCAGGACACCATTCCTCGGATGAGAAGAGTGCGTAAAGATTTACGTAACTAAGTATGTAACCTGAGACTGCGATCAGCAAGTCAAATAGGATTCCACCAGTAATTGAGCTGGAGCATACGGAACGTCGAGAGACTGCACGGGGCGGTCTAGAAGATTAGCAATAAATGCGATCCAATCATGTAGACAGTTGGTCAGGGTCTAATTAAGATATGTT